TAGACGTGCGATTTCATTTTAGGACCCTGAAGGGGGTCCGTCTGGCTCGCAAACCAGACGAGGAGGACCAATCCAAAAGAAAGTGGAAAAATCTTCTCCTCCTGCAACCCAAAAGTTCAACAAATTGGAACCATCGGAAATGCCCAAGTGCCTAATCCTCGCACCACGCATATACTGTGAGCTAGCAGAACTAGCCCTACGGCGTGTGGGATCAAACCTAAATGGTACCTGATAAGGTACCTCGTACTCCAACACAGATGCATTCTGTATTGTCGTCATCGCTGCTCCTGTGTATCCTATAACTTCATTGGACACACCCTGCATGACCTGTCTAGCAGCAAGAACAGGATCAGTAATAGACACATACGTCTGCGACTGGTAATCATATGAATTCAATGGATTATCAGTGACTTCGGCAGTAATAGTATTGTGTCTACCAGAAGGCGAGGTACGAGCAACACACTTGTACCTGATTGAGCCTCGCCAACCAGCATAAGGCATACGTACCCAATTAACAAAAGTGGTGTTAAATAAATTATAACCACCGTCAGGCCCTGATAAATCATAGCCACGTAAAATGGGTAAAGCAGGATGCCTAATATTAGCAATGTACTGCCCATTAGTGGCAGCAGATGCTGTTGGCGTGGAGCGCCACAATACATAACGCTTGGCGAGTTGTCGAAATGACTTGACGGACTCACCAATGTAGACGCTAGTTAATGCATTGGCACTATCTCCAGACATACCTAAATGATCAAAATTTGTCTGAAATGGTGCAGAGGGCTCCTCAGTTTCCTGGGACTCTGGTACAACTTCAGCTCCTGATTGAGGTAAAAAGTGAAAGGGGGAAATAGTATCTGTGGGGACATAAACTTCAAAATCGTCACCCATAGAAACAAATACATTCACCTCAATATTTGCATCAGCTGTTGAGTTAGGAGTAGTCAAGGAATTAACAACATAAACAGAAATCGTTCCGTTTCCTTGACCAGGTACCAAAATAGGATTGACACCATGTACAAAATTTTCACCATTGCCACATGGAGTTCGGTAATCCAAGATATCCCTGGATTGATTATTTGTGACGGTAATGGTAAAATCTTGCGTGTCTGCAATATCCACAATTTCAGTATAAACAGTGTTGTATTCAGCTATTCCAGTACTCGTAGGATCGTAAACAATCTTTAATCGACCCTTGTGGAATGTTGAAGCTACAATCTGAAATCTAAACTTCATAGAACCAGACCAGTATTTAAACGGCATAACTGCATAACAGCATGCAGGTAAGAAATAATTGACTGGCGGTCCTGGAAATGTTCGATATTGAGCAGGTGTTACAACGGCATTCCATAGCATGTCCTCGTTTGGCGTGCCTAAATCCCAAGCAAAAGTCGTCAAGTATGATTCACGAGAGGCAATTTCTTTAATCACCATTTCATCTGTGCTACCCAACCCTGTCGTGGTGGGATCTATACACAATTCCTGTTTATCATCCATTGTCAATTTATGCGAGGTGTCAGGTGTCGTAACCGTAGCTAAAGACGATCCATATGTAGGACGCATAGGCGTAGGAGCAACGGTCATCGGCGGCTTAGAGTACCCAAAGGCTTTAGCCACTGACGCTAGACTACTAGCTCCAAGTTGCGTCGCTTTAGCATACTTACTTATCGCAGGTATACTAGCCAATTTACCAGCTAACTCAGAAACAGCAGTTGCTGGTCCTGAAATAGCCCCCTTCATATTGGCTTGATCGACTTCTGTACCACTTTGGGGCAGCAATGCTCCAGGTTCGTTGGCAGTTAAACCCGAAAGTTGAACATCCTCAGCCCAGACAAATATGGAAATAGTACATTTGTCATCAGCTCCATTGGCATGTCTGAGTGCGTTAAGTGATCTCAATGTAATCTCACCCATAACATTCCACTCTTCTTGTGGTATATCGATATATGACTTTGGCCAAAAGAATGGCAAAATCAACTCACCACCAGTAGAAGTGGTTGGGTCTAAAAATACATGCGGGCGCTGACTCTCAATTACAGCATCAGGAGCAACAAGTCCAGATGTCGTAAAATCATTGAGAGCAGCCAATGGCAAATATGATGCCATGACACGGCCATAATGAAAACCGTTACCATTAATAACAAACTTAACGTGCAAACGAGCACGCAAAAGCTTATAGTTGCAAATACGGTTAATCACTCTAACGTTCTCAAAATACAACTTCCAAGGGTTGAAGAAATCGAACAGTGTGAGGCCCGTGCCCCACTCATATTCGACCACTTTAAGGGGTCGCGAGAAAAATGCATTCAAATCAGCATCATTGGTATCACGGTGGGTATGAATATCATCACTACCACTAGCAATGTCCACAACGTAATTCTCCATCTGATCACGAAAGCGCACATTATGTTCTTTATGCGCTGTTGGTGCTGAATACATTTTAAGAGCCGAAACGGTTCCAGACTGCGGTTTGAATAGACCACAGCCATAACAACCATCCGGCGTAGGCGTCTTTTCACGAGTCGCCTGGGTACTCGTATTTGCCCTCACACGAGACAAGAGATTAGTAACATCAACAAACTCATTCTCATCTTCTGATAAATCATCATTAAATGGGATGTCAATCTCCGCACTACGTACGAGTTCGGGACGTGCAGCTGAATCCACAGCCACGCCCTGTGT